AACCGGAAAAAACATTCTAAAAAAAGGAAGTGGATGGGTTGAAGTTCTTCCGCTTCCTGTCCACCATACTCAAGAGATAACTGTTGATGGCGCAACGCTTATCACCCGCAGAACTCATTTAAATATTGCAGGGAATAATTCCAGGCTAAAACTCTGGCTTAGGGAGGCAGAATGAAAACCGGAATTGATTTCTTAAAAAATTTACTCAATGCGCTTTTACCGCATCGTGCCGCGCCAGTACTGGCGCGGGTCATGAAAGTATATGAAGGCCCGGGGAAAAATAAATATTCATGTGATGTGAAAGTCTTATCAGCCGGGTCGTTGGAAGAGACGGATCAGGATATTGCCGAGGTTCCTATAAACCCAATATGGGCCAGTAAAAAAAACAAGGGGATATACGCTCCGCCGCCTGAAGGCGGAATAGTCATCATTGAGTTTTTGGAATGGAATGTGGCATATCCCTATGTTTCCGGCGTGTATTCGGATGAATACACTGCGCAGAAATTCAAGAAAGACCAATTGGTTATTACGGATGGCAAGGATTTACGAATTGAATTTTCAGATGATGAGATACTTATCCATGATACGCACAAATTTGAAATGCGGTTTGTTAAAGGAAATTTAAATGTTATCAATGACCGTGGGCTTAGATTTGAAATAAATTCAGATGCTCATATTATAACCATTGATAATGGCCGGGGAAATTCAATTGTAATATCTGATGCCGGAGTTGACGTTCTAGGCAAGAGAATAAATTTGAATTAGGAGAAAAAGAATGCCAGGGGTAACAAGAAAAGGCGATTCCTGTACAGGACATGGTTGCTTCCCTTCTCGAGCCAGTATTGAAGGAAGCCAGAATGTATTTGTCAACGGAATTCCTGCCCATAGAGAACGTGACGGATGGGATGTACATTGTTGTCCCTGTCCTCGTGTTCCTCATGGATGCCATGATTCATCTCTTGCCGCTGGAAGTTCTACTGTTTTTGCAAATGGAAAACAGCTTTGCAGGATAGGCGATCCTGTTGCCTGCGGCTCCTCGGTTGCAGGCGGTTCTGGCAACGTATTTGCTGGAGGTTAAATGTGGATTACGGGAAGGATTTTAAACTGGTTGATGATGACATTGTTTTTACCCCCGACGGTGATGTCGAAACAATATCAGGCCCGGCTTGTATAGCGCAGGATATAGATCAAACTCTCAAAACAACAAAAGGACGCCTGTTTTGGGACAGAGAAGAAGGAAGCACCATGATGTTAATGCTTAACGATTCTGCTGTTGACCACAATGCGGTACTTGCAGAACTTGAGCGCGTAGCAATAAAGGATCAAAGGGTTGACCCGACATCGGTGGATGTCCATAAGAAGGATTGGAGAATAAACCGGCTTAATTTCAGACCGGTAGGTTCTGTTGACACACAGACGCTCGAATATGACATGAACAAATTAAACAGAGGGAACGCAAGTGCCTGAAAAAACATGGATAAATAAAAGCGAACGCGAAATAAAGGATGATATTGTCGCTATCGCTAAGGAGGAGACAAAGCTCACCAATTTCAAAAGCACAGGCGTTCTGCGCTCTTTTATTGAAGTAATCGTTAAAGTAGTTATTTTCATTTATGTGTCAGCCATAAACATGATTTATAAGAACGCCAGCCTAAGCGGAGCTACAGGGATATTCCTGGTTTTCTGGGGGCTTATGCTTGGGGTTGTCAGAAAACAGGCGGCAAAAACAACAGGGAACTTTACCGGAACGGCGTTTGCAGATGGAAATATACCGGCTGGCCCATGGGCGGTAGTGTCCGGCACTGAATTGCGTTACAAGGTTTTTGAAAAAGTAAACTTCAAGGAAGGGGAAACATTCAGCATTCCTGTTGAAGCTGAATTTGCTGGCCTTTCACATAACATCAGTTCCGGCACTGCAATCCGTCTGACTCGTGTAATAGACGGACTTGATACGGTTTCAGTTGGCGAGGATTGGATTGTTTCACACGGGCAGGAAACGGAGGAAGATGATAGATACCGGGAGCGGATAGAAAGCCGCTGGAAGAGCCAAATACTAGGCGACATCAAAGAGGTCTATAAGTTTTATGCTGAAGCGGTTGATGGTGTCAGAGCCGCGCATATTGTACGTGCGCCTCGCGGCCCCGGCAGTACCGATGTAATAATCGCATCNGTNATTGGGCTTCCAAATGAGGAGCTAATCANTAAAGTTAAAACTGCCCTTCATAATCACGAACTTATGGCTTTTGATGTTAAGGTTTTCGCGCCTGACATTGAGAATATTACTCTTGAAATCGAATATACCGGAGACGCCTCTGAAGGCGCGGTATCCAGTATAGCAGAACAATATGTGTACGATCTCGGCATCGGCGGGCGGTTTGTTATTAAGGATTTGTATCCATTATTCGATCCGCTGAAGCTTAAAACTATAGAAATTATTTCTCCGCCCAGGGATGTTCAGCCGNCTGAACGAGCNGTAATTATNGCAGAAATCAAAGTAACCAGGGTTGAATAATGAAAAAATGGATAGAAAAAAACCTTGACCCGCCGGGGAATGAACGTAAAAACTGGCGTTCTATATTCTCATTCATAGGGCGCGTGTTTGGGATTGTTAAAGATGACGCTATAAAAGCGCACAATGCTTTTTTCCCCTATCTCTGCGATTCAGATAAACTGCGCCAGCATGGCGATTCCTTAATGATACCGGAATTACCTTTTGATACTGAACAACAGTACAGGGATCGGGTTGCGACAGCGTCATTTTACCTCATGAGAGCAGGAGAACGGGCATATATCCATGAACAGCTTCATGCGCGATTTGGGGATAAATATTTTCTTAAAGAAGAGTTTCTTCAGGTCTATATAAAAATATCAGACATGAATAATGAGGAGAGGGCTTGGGTCTATAGTTTTCTGGACGGGATATTAGACCCTAATATATCTCTGACTGTCGCCGAATGGTTCCGTTACATAGACACTTTGGTCATTCAGGAAGAAATGACCATGAGAGGGAAAATAAAACACGTTGATTCGTTTAATGAGGGCTTTCTCTGCAATGGCCGATTCTATTGCGATCAGGGAAAGGAAATCCTATGCGATGACACATGGTATTGCGATGGCTCTGTAAAATGCAACTACTATTTTGCGGTAATCGGGAAGGTATCTGATTTTATTCTTGAGGAAAATTATGAGATATATAGCCCGATCACTGTAACTGAACCTTTATTGCTGCACGATTCGATTAACGAGAATTTTCAAGCGTCGATCAGCTTTGAACCTTTTGAAGATGAAATGCAAATAGACGCAATTTGTGACGGCACATTTTTATGTGACGGCAGCAACATGGAATCTATTGCAGACGGCCCGATGACAATGCGCATTATTAAGCCGCTTATTTGTGACGGCTCAAAAATGCCGTATGCCGAGGTATGTAACGGATCATGGGCTTGCGATGGCACATATTCTGACAGTGACGGCCTTTATTATTCAGGCGATGTAATTTTTAGTGAGGAGGTTTTATGAAAATAAAGTTTCAGGAAACAATGCCGCCGATGCGAGGCTGTTTCAATATGAGAGTTTTTCAAAAGGGAAAACTAATTGAGGAATATCGGGAAAAAAACTTGATAGTTACAGGGGCCAGGACGGCTGTTGCTATGCATCTAATGGGTAACTGTAAAGATGCCCATATTGCCAAGATTGGTTTTGGAACCAGCGGAAACGTGCCGACACCCGATGATGAAGCGTTAACTAACCCATTTATAAAGCCTTTGCTGTCGGCTTCCCTTTTGACTCCTACACAAGTTGAGTTTAAATGGATTCTGCCAGCTAATGAAGCAAACGGGATGAAGATCATTGAATTTGGTTTGTTGTGCGAAAACATGACTCTTTTTGCACGGAAGGTTCGGGCGGAAGCAATTCCAAAAGAGGCGGATTTTACCCTTGAGGGGGAATGGATAATAATACTTTGAGATTACAGGGGGATTTAAATGGCGTTTTTAACAGTAGTTAAACAATGGACTGACAAAATCTGGCGGGTAGAATTAACAACCCGATGGGCAGGCGGTGAGGATGGAACTGCGAATATCCAGGCCAAGCAACTGGCGGGGAATGTAGAATTTCTCAAGGATTTTGCAGATGAGGTTCTGACGGCTCGTGAAGGCGAGAAATCTCTTCTTGAAAGAATAAATAAAAGCGGCATTGAGCCCATGAAAATCATGTCAAAGTTTGAGTGGGCAAAAGATTCACCTGTTGCGGCTTCCACAGAGAATGTTAATGTAGCGTTAGGCGGTCTCATTGCGATGGACGGGATCAATTTGTCTGTCGGTGATCTTGTCCTTTTGAAGGATCAGGATGATAAAAAGGAAAATGGATTCTGGCAGGTGCAAACCGGCGCATGGAACCGGTTCCCAGAGTATCAAGCCAACGATAAGGATGCTTTGACCTACAAATTGATCTCCATTAAAAATGGCGAAATCAACAGCGGAAAAGTATTTTTTCTTGACAAGGATGTATATACCATCGGTCAAAGCGAATTATTATTTGCGGAGAGCGTTTTCTCTTCTCGCCCTGCTCCGGGTAAGGTTTTGATTTTTGATCAGAATGGTGAAAGCGAAGCTGGATTATTTTCAATAAGTAGCCATGCCCAGAGTACTCCTTACCTCGTCGCGAGCGACAAGCGCAACCTTGTCCTGAAGGCAGGGACAAAGATCGATCTCGCAGGCGGCACATTTTTCCCGAAAGAGGATGTGCTTCTTAGCGTTGGTTCCCTCCTTGATACCGGCACCCTCTCCAACGGAAAGGACTACTACTATTTTTTGTACCGTACAGAGGGCGGCGGTATTGCCATAATAGAAAGCCTCAACAAAGAAGCTCCGCAAGGACTTAACTTTACGCAGGTTAAGCAGATAGGCGGCTTGCACACCCTCTGCAACGCCGTAGGCAATAACATGACCTACGAAGAGGGCGGGGTGACAAAAAACCACCCACTTAACGGATTTGGCACATCGGACGTGTTGCCGCACTCGGTCTGGTGCCTTAACCACAGGCCTTTCAACGAACCGGAAGGAATGGTATATATTCCCAGCTTGGATATTTGGGTAGACATCTATCTGCAATCCGGAAGCGGCGCAAATACAAAGTCCGTATATCAAGGCGCTATTACTCGTAGCAGACAGTATGTTGATTTTGTTGAAGATCAATTTTGCGTTCGCAAAGAACTTTTGGACGATGGTGAATTTGCCGCTGCTATGCTTGGTAGCAATGAGCAGACGACAGTTGCCGGGGCCAACGAAGCTGGGGCTACAACAAACGGCGCGGGTGGTCGTGTTGATACAGCATGAAGGCGG